TGAGTCTTACGAGAAATTTAGAGAGATTGCTATACTTTGCACAGTTCAATGTAGAGTTACGAAAAAACAAAATCGAGATTTACAACAACAAACAAATAGTGATGCTACAATATTTGAATTGACAACTCCAACGAGATACAAATATCAAAAGGCAGATATAAAGATATTAAGGAAAGCATCAAAAAATGATTGGACAGATGCAAAACCAGTATCAAATATAATTGAAGTGCCTGAAATATTTGAAAAGTGGGAACAAAAATATTATGCAAAAGAATGTTTAAATGAATTTCAGACAATTAAATAACTGTCACATGGGCTGGTTGCTATACCGCCCTGTCTGATTATAATGTACATATACGATTATTACTTGAATGACTCTTACACTTAGACCACATCAACTTAAAGCTGTACAAGCAATGTTTCGTCACACTAAAGGACAAATCATTGTTCCTACTGGTGGTGGTAAGACAATGTGTATGATCAATGATGCTGAACAAAGATTCAGATCAACCATTGCTCGCACTATTGTAGTTGTTGCTCCTCGTATTTTACTTGCAAATCAACTATCAGCAGAGTTTCTTGAGCATATTACTGACGTTGATGTCGCTCATGTTCATAGTGGAGAGACACATCACTTCAGTACAACTAAAACTGATGTGCTTGAAAACTGGTATCATAATAGTGTCAAGAATATCTTAATCTTTACAACATATCATTCATTACATAAGATACAAGAGTCACTTGATATTGAAGTTGATACTATCTATTTTGATGAGGCACATAATTCAGTTCAGAAAAACTTTTTCCCTGCTACCGAACACTTCTCTCATCTTGCTAAAAGATGTTACTTCTTTACTGCTACACCAAAACATAGTCGTTCGCCTGTCAAGGCGGGTATGAACTGGCCAGAGTATGGTCAAGTAATATGTCAAGTGCCTGCTCCACAGTTAGTTAAAGAAGGTTACATTTTACCACCTAAAGTTGAAGTTTATCAATCAAGAATACTACATAAAGATGAGTTAGTTGCTGAGCGTGATTGCGAACAGATGATTGACTCGATTGATAATATATGTAAGAATAAGGTATTGATATGTGCTAAGTCAACTAAACAAATCATTGCTCTATTATCTCAAACAGATTTCATTGAAGAGTTAGCAGAGCGTGGTTATTCATGGTTGACTATCACATCTAAAACTGGCGCTATCGTAGATGGCGAGAAGGTTGATAGAGAAGAGTTCTTTAATACTTTGAATGCTTGGGGTAAGGATACAACTAAAAAGTTTGTTGTATTACATCATAGTATTCTATCTGAAGGTATCAATGTCAATGGATTGGAAGCAGTTCTATTTCTAAGAAGTATGGACTACATAGGTATTAGTCAAACTATTGGACGTGTGATACGTCTAGGAGACGCCACAAAGACGTTTGGTTTAGTTTGCATACCTGTCTATAGCAAAGTTGGAATTAGCACTGCTCGCAAAGTTGAAGCGGTTGTTGATACTGTATTCAACAAAGGCGAACCAGCCATTTCAATCGTTAACAATTAATCAAATGAACATCTTACTTATTACTGTCGGTGCTACAGTTATTGGATTAATCCTTGCATTTATACTCTCATTCTTTGATGAGTATGAAGATGACTACGACAACTCTTATTAATTTTACTCATGAAAGATCAAGCTTCAGTTGGGGAAGAAACACCAGCTATCAAATATGATAGAGCATTATCTCTATTCACAGAGTCAGTATTAAAACCTGATCACGATTTGCGTGGTTGTGCTCATAATCAAGGTTGTTATGAACAACTTATGGAAATAAGACAACACGTTTTAGATTATCTTAAAACTTTAAAAGAAGTCACACATCACACAAATGCTGATGAGAGTGACGAGATAGAAACTGAGAAATTAATTGAAACTAAAAGAGTTTATACTGAGAAGGAGTATTGGGAAGGCAAAGTGCCTGATGACCAGTTTGAAAACTATCTTAACAAATATGGTTACGAATATACACCAACTGTGACAGTTGATAAACCTAAACATAGGGCTCGCCATTCTGACTTAGATGCTCTATAATGATAGTGGGGAAACAAAATAAGGGTGTTATCTGGTTTATCCTAGGCTAACAAACTTAATGTGTAGTTAAATTCAAATGCGTACCAAACTACCGCCCTATATTTTTGTTTCTCGCACCCTATTATACATAATCATGGACAAAGCCAAAGAAGAGTGCATTACTCAAATTGAGAACCACTACTGTCAAAGATTAACTGAATTAGTAGATTTAAAAATGTTTGATGAAGCACACGCTATCTTTGAGGAATTTTCACTTGGCGATGATGAATCATATCAATGGTTCTTTATCAGACTTTTAGAAGATACAACAAACGAATGAAAACTGCATTGATTACTGGTGGTGCTGGATTTATAGCACACCATTTGATTGCCCGTATTCTAACTCAAACAGATTGGAACATAGTTACACTTGATAGACTTGATTATAGTGGTAATCTCAATCGTCTCAATGATATACTACAGTATGAATGTACACCTAACGAAAGAAAAAGAGTTAAGGTAGTTTGGCATGATTTGAAGGCAGAGTTAAATCCACTCGTAAGGCGAGAGATTGGTAAGGTAGATTATATTTTACACCTTGCTGCTGGGTCTCATGTAGATAGAAGTATTGATTATCCAATGGAATTTGTAATGGATAATGTAGTAGGCACTTGTAATATATTAGAGTTTGCTAAGTCAATTAATGAATCATATGGATTGGAAAGATTCCTATATTTCAGTACTGATGAGGTATTTGGGCCAGCTCCTGATGGTATTAAGTATCAAGAGAATGATAGATATAATTCTACAAATCCATATAGTGCTACCAAGGCAGGCGGAGAAGAATTAGCAGTTGCCTACGAGAATACATATCAGTTACCAGTTTACATAACTCACACTATGAATGTATTTGGCGAGAGACAACACCCAGAAAAATATATTCCAATGTGTATTCGCAGAATACGAGACGGCGAGAAAGTCACTATCCATAGTGACAGTACGAGAACTGTACCAGGCTCAAGACACTATATACACGCTGATGATGTTGCAGTGCTGTATTGTTTCTAATCAATTATAAAGGTAAGTTTGAGAAATCATGGGGCAATGCCAAATGCCCTAAGTTTAATATCGTAGGTGCTGAAGAGTTAGATAATCTAAAACTCGCCCAGATAATTGCTCAAGCACAAGATAAGAAATTAAAATATGAAATGGTTGACTTTCACTCATCAAGGCCAGGCCATGACTTACGTTATGCACTAGACGGCAGTAAGATGCGAGATTTAGGGTGGACACCTGATGCTACTGTAGTTGAGAGACTACGAGATGTTACAAAGTGGACACTACAAAATGAGCGCTGGTTATAATCCACAAGTCAACGATTATGTAATATGGACTACAGAGTTAGGTCAAGTCCATAAAGGTTGGGTGTATTTTGTTGCTGATAAATCAGAACAAAAAAAAGGTTGGCAAACGCCTGCGAGATATTTTTCTCTCGAGATTGCCACCAAACCTAGAAAACAATGTGACTTGACTACATTTCTACACAAGCGTATTCATGTATGTCTATGTTGTTATGAATCAAATTGGCATGAAGTAGAATTAATTAAAAGAAGAAAAAATAAACATGACGATACAATAATATGGCAATCGAACATGGCAACGTATTAGTGTGACAGTTTTATTAGTGTCCACATTTTGTTGATTTGTTGCCCTGATGAACTAATATAGTAAATGTAAGGGGTCAAACGGAGTCATGGGTAATGCCTCTCACGTCACCTGACTACCTTACACAAAACTTTATTTCTTTTTTATTATGCCACTCTACACATCATACAGCGAAGAGACACAAACTCAAATCGAAGAGTTCCTAGAGAATACTTTCGGTTGGGACGAAGATGAACTTGTTGGATTCATTGAAATATTTGGCGAAGAGAAATTCAAATTATATTTTGAAGAGTATGCTGATATGGTAGATGATATTGGAGTAGATGTTGTTTCAGCATTCCTAAACAATTTTGATATTGAAAGTGTATCAAGTTGCCGTGACGCCTATATGGGTCGTTATGAGAGTGGCGCTGAGTTCGCTCAATCAATAGCAGAGGATTGCGGCGAAGTTGGTAGTAATTCAAGTTGGATAGAGATAGATTGGAAAGCAAGTTGGGATAATCTAAGTTATGATTATGTAGAGTCTGACAACGGGCATATCTTTAGTCAAAACTTTTAAACCACTTAAAAAAGTGGCACACTATCGGTGGATTTCTCATATCCACCGATTATAATTATACTATAACAAACGAGGTTTCTATGGATTCTGGTTACTCTACCATTTCAAGCACTTATCTTAATGATATGTTAACAGACTTTGTTGACTATGTTTATTCATTCTACGGCGACAAAAAAGAGGCATTATATCCTCTATTCAATGTTGATACTGATAAACAAGTTGCTAAGTCAGATATAATATGTGCTACCTATGATTACTTACATGAGGTAAACAAACGTAATGATGACCATTTTACTTGGGGCGATGGCGACTCACTTGATAGAGAGAGAGTAAGAGACATACTTGTTATCAAGTATGGTTATGACAAAACATTTTACGGCGGTTCAGTTCTATGGGAGGATTTTTAAAATGAACATCACATTAACACATGATGAAATTCGCAGAGCATCTACTGCTAAACTACGGAATATTCTTAAAGAAGATATTGATGTAGAATTAGATGACATGATTAACTATGAACTTTATATTAGGGAATTTTCATAATGAACTTTGACCCACAAATGAAAACTAATTCAAACAAAGTTAGACATATTATTACTCTAACTACAGGGCAGTATGATCACTTATACAACATCATGTGCTCTCAAGATGAGATAGTTGACTATCTCAA